CGTTAACATGGAGGCGAGCGGCCTGATAACAAGCAAAGAGCGTAATGCTATGTACTTTCGCGCCTGTGTTATCGAAGTCCTCAACGAACAAACCTTCATGAACCGTTTTGGGTATTTCAATGAATGAAAGTGAGTTGATAGGAAATGCCAAAACGTATCTAGATTGTAAATGTTTTTTTTTGTATCTTACAATAAATGATGTCACTTGATGACGTTATTGAAATTGGAAAAAGAACCCGAGATATAATGGTAATTCGTATTTGGGAACCAGAGCCAGGAAGGGAACCAGAGCCAGAAAGAAATGGCAAACCTGCTAAGTCGCCTCCATTTTTTGAACCGGGAACGCCTGTATTTGAAGGAGGTGTGAAGTCGCCTCCATTTTTTAAACAAGGAACGCCTGTATTTCACATGATGGAAGACGAAGATGAGCTTGACAAAGAAGTGTCGACGTTCCAAAAAGATGAAGAAGAAACAATGACTCTAGATTTTGATTATTGTTTGCTTTCTCCAAAAAAGAAAATACAATACGGCTTGTCCCTATTCAATTACAATGCATTGAAAGAATCATCTGATGATTTATCACAGTTTCTTCTCACTCATATATCTGTATTGGAATCTGCATACAACCATTTGCTTATTTTTTTTGATGGATGTCATAATATATCCGAATTTGAAAGAAAAAAGATCGCTCTAAATACTGTTATGGATATGATAAAAATTTATCCTATAAAAGTAACAATATACATTGCAAGCCGATATGGAGCTTTTAGCAAAAATGATTATCCGACCGCAAAAGTAAGAAACTTTTTCAACATGGATTTCTTTTTGTCTGAATCAAATAAAACACGGCTTACATGTCAACCATGGTTTCGTCACTTTCTTGCCAAAATAAATCACTGCGGAAAAGGACGCTTGATACAGTTTACAGGAACTTGTTACTTAAACACTGCCATCAACATGATCATTCTATCCTACTGGTTGAAACGTATAGTGGTTTCTCACATGAATGATTATGTAAAGGAATTTCCGGATGCCAAAAAATATATTAATTTGCCTTTGACTGACATGTTTGTTTGCCCTAATATATACCCATCGCCATTTGATGTTCAACTTAGGTATATATATCGGTTTATATATAATATTTGTTGCAAAAAGCAAAAACCCCTAAATGAAAAGGAAGATTTGTTAATACAAGCGTCGAAAGAGTTATTTTCAGCCAATCGTGTAGCTCGAGAAACAAGATCAACTAAAAAATTAGACAAAGGAGAGGGTGGTTTTGGATCTTCGGTTTTAATACAGTATCTTTTTGGGTCAAAAAGTAATTTTGCAATCTTAGTAAGTACCGATGAAATGATAGAAGAAGGTTTGATAGAAGAAGAACACATTAAAAACCGTCTCCGCGGAGCCGAAGAAAGAGAAGAAAGATTAGCAAAGTTAAATACATTTAAATTATACAAACCAAAACCGGAATTGGCTGAAATACCGGAATTGGCTGAAATATTACAAAAAATAAAATTTGAGTCGAGCTTTCAGTTTCTAAAATGGATTTCATTTTTTAACGGTTTGGAGGAGATAAGTATCTCTAAAGCAAACGAATTTGATATTATACTTTTTGATACAATGCATGAGCCATTCAATAATAAAAACATTCAAATTGTTTTGGAAAATAATTTTCAGCCTGAAAGTTGCAATATTCATCTTGGATTTTTAATAGGTTTTGCTCATGCTACCTGCGGCTTTATTTGTGATGAAATTCCAAAAGTCTATGATTCTGCTCTTAATGTCATGGTTGAAATTGATTGGATAAATAATCCAAATTTTTCAGAAGAATATATCAATTTCTTTGGTCCATATTGGAGACAAACTAGATTACAATCTGCAAAAATAATGTCAGTTATTTACATAAACAAAAGTGTTAAAGAAAGATTCGGCGATCAAAAATGCATTGCATTGTAACCCTAAAAGTAATTCATATTTATTAATGAATTACTCTTGTTGTCTAAGCAAATTCTGTACGTGACCGTTCTACGCGCTGGTCATAAGAACTTCATGCTTTTTAATTTTTCACTCTTTGCTGCCGTGCTGCGATTGTATGCCTACACAAATGAATTTAAATAAGGAATGTGTCTTAATAAAGATCAAAAATGGAATTACAACAAATAGCCGACAAACTTAACGTGAATTGCTTACAAAAGGTAAATCCTAATAGGGAGAGATGGCGTGAAGTACACCTTAGTTGGGACATTGATTATTGTAGAAACTTTTGTTATTTAGAGGATGTAAACTGACGGGACTTTCAAATGATATGCAACTCTTGTGAAAAGATATTGGAAAGGGAGATACGAAATAGGAGCGACAAAACAATCACAGAGTTGCATATCGAATTACAGGAAAGTAAAGATGAGATTTTGTCATTGCGGAAGAAGGTAGACGACCTTGATAAGAGGGTAGATACTCTTGAAAAGCTCTTGAAAAATTGGTGTTAATTATTTTGCATGACTCATACAGCGAGTAAAATTGATTTTTTATAACAACTTTTTTGTTTAGGTATCTCTTCTCTTCTTTTCTGTCATGTCTTCTACACACATTCGGGAGTCTCTCAGCTACGGTGACTACACAAGCCTTGAGGCGTTCAAATCAGAGTGCAGATTTGACCCGTTTCTCCTCGAGGACAGCTTGCAATGGGCATACCGGCCTTGCAATCGCCACATACTCGACTATGTCCTGAGCAAGGGTATCAAACCCACCAGCGGCTCTATTGTCAGAGCCGCTGGTTTCCCGAAAATTTCACTGATTCTCGGGCCAGGCGCATGCACCAACAACATGGAAGCGGTGGAGTTTATGGTGGAGCTCTTGAACGACGACCCCGGCAAGACAAAAATCCTCACGACAGCGCTGTACATTCTTGTCGTTAGCGGTGCGGATGATAGTGTACCCTTCATCAACTTTCTGATTTCCCGAGGCGCAAACCCAAAAGATATCAGTATCGTAGATCGTTCCATCACCTGCGGGAGTTTCAAGATTTTCCGAACACTTGAAAGCCACGGAGCGGTCTTTGTCGACAGACACATGGACATCGCTTTGCGTTTCGGACATTTCGAAGCGGCGTATTGGATGCATCAAAAAGGCCTCCGAGGCGTCGAAGAAGTCCCATACGAGTTTCTGCAGTACAAGGCGACGCGCGACGCGGAGAGGGATGCTGCCGCTCGGAAGATTTACTTCTGGATTCTTCCCAAACTATACAGAAACACAGACTTTGTGATGCGTCAGGCAGGGAAGAGCTATGACAATCTCTTCAACACTGTTGACTGCTTAACATAAAGTTGTCACTAGTTTTGATGGGTAAATTAGATCTTTCTAAAAATAATTTAAGTGTTTTCCAACCACTTTCTCCCTTCAATATTGTTTTATTTATTGTTTTATTACAATCAGCACATTTCCAAGTTGAAGAACGTCCCATTTTAAATTCTCTAGCGTTTGTTATTGTTTTTACTACAAAAAGTTTTTCTTCTTCATTACAAGAGATTAAACGAAAATTGTGAAAAAGAATGCACATTTTATATTACCAAATTACAATTAAACAAAATAATACAGAAAACCACGGTAACAAGTCAAGCTAGTTTTTGGCAAAGAAACTAAACGAAATAATACGAAATAATACAAGAAAACATGGTAACAAGTCAAGCTACTTTTTGGCAAAGAAAATGTCACTTGAATAAAAAACATAAATTAACGCATTAAATTTTCACTTCATTTAAGAAAATAAAGTGAAAAAATCAACCAGACTCAAACTCAAGGGCAAGAACATTGCTATCTCCAGATACAGTTAAAAGCATGGTTCCTTGAGGCAACTCTTGCAACACAGATAGAATATTTGCCAAAGTTTCGGGTGAAGAGAGAGAAATTTTGAGAGAAGGGCGATGCGCATTGATTGTGTCTTTGAAAAAAATTTGGTTATTATCGTTTTTCTTTAAAGGCGCCAGAACACCCTTTTCGATACACGATAATACGCCTTTGAACTTTTTATAAAAAGTGCGAAGGGTGTCTTTCTCATCCTTTGCATCAAGAATAATGAGAGATTGAAAGTTCTGGATGACAAACATGATTTGATTTTATACAGGGCGCAAATTTACTGTAAAAAATCAATTTTAATTCTCAAACTTAACAAACAAAAAGCATAATCTCGTCATTCTCGTAACCCAAAAATTCTTTCTTTCTCTCTAATGGGATTTGACCTTCGGGTTTAAGACCATGCTTTCGCAACAGAGCTACAATGTCAATTACTCGTTTTGCATGAGAAGGGTGAATGTAAGACGCAGAGTGTCCTTGTAACACACTATAAAGCGGGTAACATACATCACCATATATAGTTGGAGTATTTGCACAAGCACCCGCTTCAAGGAGAATTCGAACAAGTTCAACATTGTGATATTCACAGGCAAAAGTCAAGGGTGTATTACAATGCATGTCTCCCCAATAAACCTTTGATTGTTTGTTTAGATCAATGCCTTGCTTTACAAAATAAATAATATCATCTTCAGTTTGTTCGCTATTAAGTAACAAATAAGCACCAAAGATTGTATATATATTTTCAGGGTACTTTTCAACCCAAGATTTGTATTTGCCTTCTTCCATATCAATTTCAAATTGGAAAATATCCTGTTCCGGTATAAACTCGTCGTATGTTTGCATTTTATTCTCTTAAAATTTAACAACCAAATCAATTTAACAAATTTTCTTTACTGTAAATATTTATGTTATAGATGCTACTATCGTTTTACTTTTCACTAATGAAACAAACACATTTATTATACCGTATAATAAATGGCAAATCAATCCCAAACAATTCAAGCGCAATTCTCGCATGATGCATCATTAAATGAAGTAAGTGTTATACAAATGAATACAACAACAAGTGAAGCGACAAACGTAATTTTAACTGATAATATGCCCCTTAATATTGACAATTCTCATTTTGCTATGATTTACAACGGCACTCTATATCCGGTCGAATTAAAACTCAACATATCATGTAGTATAAGTTCGTCCGGAATGATGCAGATTTTTAACAGAAATACAGAATCAGGTTCTACAACAAAATACTTTGATATATCGGGTTCTTTTGTACTAAATAATGAAAATAAAACAATCCTTTTACCGCCGAGTAATGTTCTAGAAATGATAATTACACCTTCTACTAGTAATATAAAAGATACTGCAACAATTAATGTGTTATCTTTCAAAGTTGATGTGTCATCGCCAATAAAAAAAGAGCAACCTAAACCTAAATCTCAACCTCCCCAAAAAGAAACAAATAATTTATTATATATTGCGATTGGCGTATTAGTTATCATTATACTTTTATTTCTTTATAGATATAAATGGCTTTAATGACTTTTTACGCAAATAATAGCAATAATTCTGCACCTCCACCTCTTCCTACACAACCTCCAGTTACTACACAGCCTCCACCTCCTACACAGCCTTCACCTCCGGTCGCCAAAAACAATTCGTTATTATATATTAGTATTGCGGTTGCAGTATTAATTTTGCTTCTATTCCTCTTTAGAAAACACCTATAACTTTTCTCCCATCAATACAAAAAAACAAACAAAGCCTGTTGTGAATACAGCTCCGATGGTAATAAAAATAGAGGCGTAAACGCATTTGTTCCAATTTTTGCTCTTGATTGTCATATGACAAACTGGACAGGTTCCTCGATACTTTTTCTTACAAGATTTGTGTACGGTTACAAAGCAAGTGTCATCCAGAGTATCAAAGTCTCTTTGCGCGACTCGTTCTTGACAAATATGACAATCGTGTTCCATCAAGTTTAACTCTTCATTTTCACTCATCATTTATTCTTTATCTATTTTCTTTTTGCCTTGAAATAATTTTTTTAAAGAAATGAGGTTTGTGTAAATTGGAAAAAACTTTAACTTATCATATATGATTAAAATATATGATAAAAACTTAAACTCTTACCTTAAAAAGAACTACTGAGGCTTGGTAAAATGGTTCTTGAGGAGACTCTGCATATGGTAGTAAGTCAAAGGCTTACCGGCCTTGTTGTCAAAGCCAAGAAGCTTGGAAAGAGCAGGGTCGGCGTTAATCTGACGACGGTCCTCAGGGTTCTGCAAGTTCTTATCAGAAATGTACTTGCAGAGGAACTTAGTCACATCCACACGAGAATGCTGAGACTTAGGGTCCAAACCAGTAAACTTGGCAATGTCGGACGAAATGTTCACAGGCTTCAGAAAGCCAGAGTTGTTGTTACGACGAGCAGAGGGAGCCTTGTGACGAAGAACACGGGCGGTAGAAGCCTGCAGAGTACGCACACGCTTTTGCACAACAGTTCGCAGAAAACGTGTGGCAGACGACTTATCACCCTGGTCACGAAGACGGGAAATCTCGGTCTCAACTAGATTAAGAAGCTCCGAAAACTCGGCCATTACACTCTCGCGGGTTGGAGCAACACGAGGGGCACGAGTGGCATCGCTAGCATCACCACCCTCGTTATCGGACGTCGCAACAGGGGCAACAACCTGAGTAGGGGTGGGAGAAGTCGCGGGCTCCTGAGTAGCAGCGGCGGCCTTGCCACCACGACGCTTGGGTGCGGCAGAAGTATCAGCAGCAGGTGCAGAAACAGCCTGGGTAGTGGCGGTTTCCTGAGCAACAGCGGTATTCTTAGACTGGGTATCCTTGGTTTGACGGGGCATTTTTATATATTCGCCAGCTATCTTTAAGCCAATTTAAAATTTTAAAAAAATTGGGGCAAAAACCGACTTAAAAACTAAAATTTTTTATTGTAATTGTATATGAACCATCCCAAGGCGGTATATTTTTTTATTTCTTTTTCATCCAAATTTGCCTTGCTTTCTATATACTTTTGGGATATATAAAACTCACTTAATTTTCGTTCATCTTCATTGCTTAATTTTCCAGACTTGTAATCATTTAAAAACTTTTCAAAAAAACAAAGTATTTCTGTGCGCATGTTTATAATTATTTTTTATAGTTTAAGTCCTTACTAAAGTATATTATCTTAATAATATACTTTTCGTTTAATTTTGTATATCAACCTGTTCCTTTTTTTCGAATAAAGAAGACACCTCACGTATCGACTTTAGTCCTGATAGATCTTCTTTGAAACACACTTTGAAAACACGTCCTTTTGCAGTTTTATACAAAACATTATTTTTACAACCTGTGAGAAATAACAAAATGTCATCTTCATCAACTTCATCCACTTTCACCTTGCGCGGTTTTCCGAGCAGGCACACCCATTGGTTGTAGACAAACATTTTATATTCACCGTCGACATTTTTGTACATGACCATTTGATTTGTAAAATCGACAACAACCAAAGCATCATTAAATGTGTGCATAGACAATATGATACACGATTCCTCAATTGTTTCAACCGAGTCTGGTTCGCCTTTTAAAAGTTTCTTTAGATCTGCTCTTTTCAAAGCCATTAATGGAACTTCTTCGTTATGAACTCCAATAATATCTGTTCCAATAATATCTGTTCCAATAATATCTGTAAAGAAAACACTGTTCTTTCCAAAAGTTATGCTGTAAATTTTGTTTTGAGACAATTCCACTTTCTGCCAAACAAAAGTATGCTTAGTGTTATCATACATTCCTATGTAATTTGACGTAGAAACATATGCAGTTGAATCGAAATCATTCTCGGGCAATTTGTCGACAATGGTGGTTTTGTTTGGTGTAACGTTAATAAAATGTCCAGATGGAAAATCGGCTGATCCCAGTTCGTAAAAAATTTCAAAGTTTTCACCGTTATTGTCTTGTGAGATTAAGACAATTTTTTTTACATCTGTTTTTGAGATGTAAAGAATTCTACTCCATGATCTGCCTCGGGGAAGGGTGTCGACGGACCTAAACTCTGGCTTGTTTAAATTTTGACGCAAATTGCCGCGAACAAGATGAGTTTTGTCTAAAATAAAGCACAAATAATCTTCGGTAATACAAATGTCGTTTATCGTCTTTCCTTTAGGAACAGAAATAGACGCAGTTTTGTTATCATAACCAATACAGATCTTGTTTTCTTTCCTGTCGTAGTATGCGTAATTGTTCTCACAGATACTTAGTAACATTGTTATTTACATTGTCAAAATAAGCATAAAAAATCAGTTCACATTTTTTTCTTCTTTTTCTTTTCCTCGTCATCACAATCACAACAGGTGTAATCTTCTGGTGCAAATGAGACAGTAGGAGAGTTATTTATCATGTGAATAGCGAAAAAGAGTAAAATAACAACCAGTAATAAACCGCCTGCTACAAGCCAATATTTGGGTTGCGCTGTTTTAACATCGTGGACTACTTCTTTGAGTTGTTGTTTATAATTAACTTTTCGAATATCTTGATTCAAATCTATAGAAGACATTTATATTATGTAACAAAATATTTACTTTTTCATACAAGGAAAGAGGGTTTGCAATTATATTACAGTAGAACAAATTTAATCTGTAATATAAATGAACGAAAATGAACAATCACTCATTGCTATCATGATTTTTGTAATCATTGCTTTAATATTATTACTTTCGCTTTGCGGAGTAAAAGAAAAGTTTCTATAAAAATTCTCTATAATCATAAGGCGCAGTTTTTTCATATCCTCTGGATTTGAAAAAGTGAAGTGCATTTTCCGCAGCCACGGCTTTTGCTTTTTCTTTCAACGATCCAGTTCCTTTTGCAATTGGCATCTTAGCCCCCGCTATATTAATCCAAACAATGTTTACAGTTTTTAGCTTGTTATCTTCATCTTGCATTTCCTCTGAAATGTATTCGTATTTTCCCAGTCTTCCTTTTCCAGGAAAGTTGTAGTCGAATAATTCTTTTAGCCGAGTGATTGGGTCGAAAAGATCTTCATACTTGATAGAAGGAAAAGGAAGGTCTTCAATTATTCCTTTGAAAATTTCATTGCAAATGGCATACCCAACGCCTTCTTTTGTCTTTCTATCAATGAGAAGTTCGGTCGCCCCAAAGAAAGCTTCAAAGCAATCTTCAAGAACACCGTTTCGCTTGACCTTCATGACATCTTCATATCGGTCTTTAACGCGCATGTAACCATAACTTATAAACTTTTCAAAGCCAAGTGATAAACCAAGTTTCGAGAAAGTTTCAGTCGATTGAAGAGTGTGGAAAAGACGAGAAAAAATCATAAGTCCTTGCGGCTTGCTTTCGAGCTTTGGAAATTTTCGATAGATGTACCAAATGATGGCTTTGTTGCATGTTGAATCGCCAATTTTTTCCAAAATTTCATAATTACAATTGACATCTGCAGTTGGATTTGTAAACGCTTTTGAATACAAATCCATCGCTTCATCATCCAAAAGCAAGTTGACATATTTTTGTTTTATATTTCCTTTTCGAAGCAGGTTGAAAATAAACTGCTTGAATTCCTTTCCTCTACAACCGTGAGTGATTGGTCCAAGATCTTGCATTGTTTTTTATATTCCGTATTTTTTAAAATAAAAAATCAGTTTATCCTATGTGTTATATCAAACGTTTGATATAACAATAATTTTTGATTAATTTAAGCAAGAAGGAGGGACTTAGGCGTTACAGGCATCTTATATTGGTTAATCGCAAGGTATGACATGTCCTGGTTCTTAACCGAGTTATTGTACATATAATCGGCATTGCGGTCATATTTGGACATTACGTTGGTGTTGATATTGGCAGAGCCACTGCGATTCATACGCGTCTGGCTCGAATTACCGATACCAAGAGACTGTGCGTTCCGTCGCTGCTGAGCGGCAAGAGAGGCTTGATCCTGAGTGTTTTGGTAAGCATTAGCGGCCATCGTGTCCATTTTGCTTGTATTGCCGCTAATATATTGGCTAGGGTCAACATTACCATAACCACCAGTTCTGGTCATAGCAGATTGACGTTGGGAAGACAATGTGCCACTTGCAGTTGCTGCAAGGTTAGAACCATAATCAGCATCCACGGCAGCAATGCCTGCAGCACTCTGAGTTACATAATTCATGTAAGCCGGGCGAAGAAAGTTCTCAACCTTAATACGGTCAAGAGCGCTGTTGCATCCAGCATATTTAGTATAAAAGGAATCTAGACAAACAGAACGGCCTGCAAGATCATTACCATTCCAAATGGGACATAACTGATAATCGGGATTAAGTGTTCTGTTTCCAATCATACGTTCGGCACTTCCAACACTTGTTTTGCTCACATCGATATTGGCTAATAAAGACATTTATTAAAAGAATAATTTATTTTTTCTCTTTTCTCTTTTCCATCTTTTTTAACTTAGAATTTTCACATTCTTTCTCTCATAATTTTTTGCGCCAATTCCCGTTTGTTTGTTGTATAGTTTGTATTAAATGTTGATGTTCTATCCGAAGACGGAATAATCACTCTGCCTTCCATTCCACCCGGATTTATCGTGGCGTGCAGTCTATTAAATTCAGTTGTTCCGCCTTCTGTTTTTATGTTTTGCGATTTTGAGCTTTGTAACATAATATGTGGTGTTTTATGATCAAATGCAAGCTCGTTTTCGTACTTGTTTTGAAACTGGACGCGCTTATCACCTTTATTTGCTTGAAAATTGTAATGAGGTGTATTTTCAGTTAAATTAATTTGGTCATTAAGGAATCGTTCGCCCGTGTTGTAACCTTTGTTATTCACAACCATGCGATGAGGTGTATTTTCAGTTAGATTAATTTGGTCATTTAGAATGAATCGTTCGCCCGTGTTGTAACCTTTGTTATTAACAACCATGTGATGAGGTACATTATCAAATAAGTTTATATGTTCATCTAAAACACCATTTGTACCGACTTTTCGTGTCTTTGTATTTGCAATAAGATAATGAGGTGTGTTTTCTGTTAACTCGATAGAATCTGGGTTATAGACGGCATTTGCACCTGTATTTCTTATTTTCACATCGCGGACCTGATAACTGGGCATATTCTTGACTAACTCTAATGATGTATCAAGTACACCGTTTGTAGCAATATTAATGCTTTTATTAGCGATAACATCATGGGCGGGAGTGTTTGTTTCCAGCATAATTTCTTTGTCAGGTCGGACGAGAGTTGCATAGTTTATACTCTTTTGAGCAGTTGTTTGATAAACAGGAACATTTCTTTCCAAATTTCTTTCTTCTACATAATTTTCTACATCACCATTTGCTTTCAAGTTTGTGTTAAAGTTGTAAATAAGTGGATTCTCATTTACGTAATTGACAACGAAATGCTCTTTGATTGGTGTTTCAAATTTCATTGTTTTTGTTGGAGTTATAAATCCCTCATACTTGTTTTTGACAATTTGACGATGTTCTTTTGGCTGTTGATCGCAAACTGCAGATTTTGCGTAGTCGATAGTCTCTTTGTTTGTTTGAACAAAAGTAACATTGCGAGGAAGACGAGAAAGAGGAAGCAATTGCTCTTGGCGTAGCAGGGGAGGATGGAATGCTCCTCCTTGCATAATACGATAAGGAAGCTTGCCTGCTCCATAAAAGTTGTTACCGTTGTTCTTGCTCATCCCAAAGGAAATATTGTTTCCATACTCTACGGAAACCATAGGGTTAACACCTCTGGCATAGACATTTACATGTTCTGCAAAGCGGTCACCTGAATGATAGAACATTTCATTTAAACTTCCGTCTTGGTTTACCTTGTCAATACGACGAGTCATTATTGATTTTGGTGGGTCCCTCAAAATATTATTATTTGTCCCCCAAGCTTCAACCGATGGTAATGTCACTGCAGCTTTATTTCCAATTATCCCTCTGTAAGTTATGGACATTTATATTTAAAAATAATAATATAATTTTAAGATTGAGTTTAAAAATGTGTGTATAATAAAATGTCCTGGAAAGATCAGAATTCTCAATATTGTGATATGTATATCAAACGTAAAACTGTACCTTTTCACCCAGAAGAATGGCAAAGAAATATACCAAATTCGTATAAAGCGAGATGCGATTTCGCATATTCCAGATGCGTCGCTCTTTCTAAAATTGGATATCAAGTCCCAAAGAATACTTGCAAAGAGTATCAAACTTCTGCGTTAGTAATTGACAAGACAATTAAGAGACGCAATGCTCAAATGGGAATTATGCCTAGTTTGCCAAAAGACTTGCCAAAATTAAAATTCGGCAATGACTTTCTCTTATAAATAATATCTATTTAATGCCTTAATAATTGATATAAAAATGAGCACCCCTAAGATTCTCGTTAAGAAAATTGCTCCCGAGGCTGTTATGCCTACAAAGGCTTCCCCTTCTGATATCGGTTATGATCTAACAATTGTCTCACGTGAAACTCTTTTGACAGGAACATGGCATGGCCGTATTATGGACCCCGAAGTTCTGCTTTATGACACCGGCATTTCTGTAGAGCCGGATAGTGGTTATTATGTTGAAGTTGTGCCTCGTAGTTCTCTTAGCCGTACCGGCTATATTATGGCCAACAGTATCGGTATTATTGACCCAAATTATCGAGGCACTATAAAGGTTGCTCTCGTAAAGATTGACAAATATGCACCTGATATTCCTCTGCCTTTTAAGGGATTTCAGTTGATTGTGAGGAAGAACGAGGCAGTTGAATTGGTTTGTACAGAGTCCGAGCTTTCTAACACGGCACGAGGAAATGGCGGTTTTGGATCAACAAACAGTGCGAACCAGCAACAGCAGCGCCGACGCCGTCCGCAAGATATTCGAAATGACCCGACGGCGTCGGCTATGCCAATTCTGTTTCAGATGGGAGAGCAAATTGAGTGATTAATTTAATTATTTTAATCGAGTTTAACATGAGATTAAAATAAAATTTGTTTTAATAAATGGCTGCATATTATAATGTCTCTCCAACAAAAATTTTATCGACAGATGCTAGTGCATTAATTAATGTCAATGCTCTACCAACGTATACAATGATAAGAACTGGCGTACAAGGTTTGGGATCTTGTTATCTTCATGCTCTTTTTACAGATATAAACGGAAAAGAATTCCGGAGCTTAAGTATACCCCAAAGAGATGCATTAATCCATGAGTGCAGGCGAAAATTTGCGGTTGGCTTAACGTTGCAAGATTATACAAAGTTACTAGATGGAGAGTTGGCAAAATTAGAAGTATTTAAAATGTTGCAAAAAAACTGGTTACGATTGTATACGGAAGTTTATTCAGATGAAGTAAAGAAAAAGTATGGACATAATATTTTTAATTTATTATCTGAAATTCACACAAAGATAAAAAATTTAGTTAACATTGACATGGAAATTGAAAAACTTGATCCAATCTTAAGAAAGGATACAAAAAATATTTTAGAAGTCATACTCAAAAAGACACATAGTAAATTTCAAATGCGACTTGCAGAACCTAGTGAATACATCGACCAATATTTTACAAAGTATATTGATGATAAATTGGGTGTTAATGTTATTTTTCTAAAACCAAATGGCGATTTATGGATTAGTTCAAGACAAGACTGTGATGAAATGAAAAGTAATAATCGCCCCTTTATTCTTGTTTATTACTTAGATAGCAAACATTTCGAGGCAATCGGTAGAATTAATGCCAATGGTCAACTGGAAAGTTATTTTCCAACCAATGACCCAATGATTGCACAACTTTTGTCTACATGTTAAGTTATATTACTTCATTAATATAACTCATAATTGTTTACACCCTCTTAATGCTTACGAGGAGAACGGCGCGCAGAACGGCGAGGAGAACGGCCGGGCGAACGACGAGGAGAACTCTTCTTGGAGGCCGAACGTCTTACGACCTTTCTGGAGGCCGAACGTTTCACGACCTTTCTGGAGCCCGAACGTCTTACGACCTTTTTGGAACCAGAACGAGAGCGAGAACGAGAGCGAGAACGAGAGCGAGAACGGGAGCCAGACTTGGTAGACTTTCTCCACATGCTACCTACCTTCTTCATGCCGCGCGTGGGGCTGCCAGTGCTTTTAATAGCAGCGGAGAGATGCTTTTTTACAAATCTATTGTACGAACTTAAGGTCATTTATTACAGAGAAATAAAAAAAGTTTTGATTGAAAAATTATATAATGTGGAAAAAATTTTATTAAAATGCAGCTTTACTCAAAAAAGTTTTTTTCAGTGTTGCGTTTGCTAATTCAAGAGTCACATTTTTCGACACGCATACACAAGCATGCGTGTGCTATTTTACGAGGTGGTAAAATAATAGACATTTCAAATAATAACATAAAAAACCGGGTCGCAAATCACGCCGAACAAAATTTATTATATAGATGGAAGAATTGTACGCTTCACAATTGTATTTTGTTTGTTGTTCGGGTCGTTCAAGGCGATAAATTTGCCGATTCAAAGCCATGCTTTCATTGTGTTCAAAATATAAAAAAGTCTGGTATTAAAAAAGTTGTTTTTAGCACAAATTCCGGGTTTGAAATTATGAAATCAACCGAACTTCAAAATTCACACTTAACTCTGCATTATCGGAAATAGACCCCATTTCATACTTAAACATAAAACTGTCAATATAAACTCATGAATAAGACTGTAGAATATTTGTCTTATATTGAAGACAGTTTGAAGCTTGAAGATGGTAGTAGTGAAGAAATGCATAAGCGTTTGATCAAAATTTGGGCTCGACTATCAGAGTATCTTTACTACTCGGATGTAACATTTGAAAAGTTTAATAGGGAAATGGGATATGACCACTTTGACGAATGTTCGTCAGAAGAAGTAGAGTCTGAGGAAGATTCTTCCTCTTTATCAGAAGAAGGTGATTATGAAAACGAGGAGACTGCAAATAAAGAAAGTGAGGATGAATTTTAAACTGATTTTTTATAAGTTTAAATACAAAAAATCAAAGAGAATGTCCTACAAGAAGAACATTGAAAATGGTGAAGATAATGATTGGACCAGCGAAGAAGAGTTTGAAGATGAAGGGAATCGCATCGATTTCTATCGCCGCGTATGTCATGGGGATGATGACTATAACGAAGAAGAGTTGAAAGAGTGGGCAAATGACCGATTTAAGCACAAACAAGGATACAAGGCTTCAGCTGTATATCTGCCTTCCCTAAATTCAACCGCAAATGGTTTGTCTGCTACAGAGGAAGAAAGAGTCTTGTTAGAAGAACCAATGTTGAATCTTCCAAAAGGAGGTTGGCAAATTCAACAAGTGCATGTTGCGGAGGAAAGTAACGAATTGCCATCATTGATGAGTTCTATGTTGGATCTAAGACCGAAAAAGAAACTTTCTGGGCCGAGAGAAAATGCATGGAAGAAGATGCCAAACTTTTTCTCGGATGTTGGAGAATGTACGTCATCACTTCCAAGTGCAGAATTTATTCCAAAGAAAGAGGAGACAAGAAACGTTATTTTGAGAAACGAGACAGAAGACGACTTTAAGCCTGCCCCATCGCGATCTCGGGAGAGGGGCGAGAGAGTTGAACACCGTAAGCCTCGTCTGCTTCCTTGCTCGAAAAGGGATGACAAGCCGCAGTTTTTGAAAAATACAAAGATGTGCAAGAACGGAGAGCAATGCGGTCGACGTGCAACCTGTACATTTGCGCACACACTTGCAGATTTCAATCCAATTACTTGTCGTTTTCAAGAGAGATGTAACCAAAAACAAACGTGTACTTTTAAGCACGATTTTGAAACAAAGGAAGACTACATCAAACGTTTGACCAATATGTAACTCTTTGTATGTCTTCTATTATAGAAATAAAAATCGATATTATTATTTCTAAATGGTTTTAAGTTTAATAAAAGTAAAATTTATTCGTTTCTCCGCTTAAAATTGTCTTATTTTTTTCGTTTGAAATAGTAGTCGTATTTTGACTCTTCTTTAGCACAACCATATGATAGTAAATAATGATACCAACAGATACCATAAAGCCAAGACCTGGGTATAACATACAAATGATTAAAAATGCGGTAAGATACCACGGCAAGTTGCTGCTAAATAGACACCATAAGGCATAAAATACGAAAATAAGGTCAATAAGAACTGCGATAATAAATAAAGTGAGACATCCCTTAATGGCATCAGTCATTTTTTGTTGATCATTTTGACTTTTACTGTATCCTTCCGCATTCAAAGAACACGCATACTTTAATAAGGCTGAAGAGAGCATTTATTAAAGTCTATAGATTAAAATATTTTTATTAATAAATGAGTTTCAAACGTCCATCTATGAGATTGAAAAAGAAAAGAAATTTGGACGATACACTTCTTCCCGAATTAAATATTTATGATACACGGTTTAACCGAAGAGAAAATTTGCTTCTCAATATTTTAAAAAATTCGTGTCCGAAAAGTCAAGAGTTTCTTAATTTTCCGGCTAGGTTGACTGAAATGGTAACTGCAAGCGCATCAAATGCAAAGGTTTGTCAAGAATACGACCGTCTACTAAAGGACACGTTTAATGAGATTTACTCCAATTTTCTTGTAGAGGGAGCTAAACTAAAATTCAATACTGGACTCATGATTGACCCCAATGCAAAAATTACTCTTAATTATGATACCAAAAATCTATATTCAAAGGTTGCTTATCCTAATGTTCTTTCGCTTATCACACGTATTAAATACGATGATGAAATAGAGTCGTTTTATGAAAACTGGGATGATCTTCTCTATGATATTTATGTTGCTTCTGAATACGCAAAATATATTTTTACTTATCTTGATGGCATAACGCAACAACAATTATTTGAATTGCAAAGTCAAACAAACATTAATCTATACACGGGTATTATTTCTTTTTTCCATTCTATTAGGCAAACCCCGGGTACAGATTTTCTTAAATTTCATTTGTTAGATAAAGAAAAGTTTCTTAAAACCTTTCGCGATAATAAATCAAAGTTTCCTCTTGTTGAATCCGAAATAGCAATGTCAAGAAAATTATTGTCATTTGCATGTAACATGACAAGAGATCAACATGATGCGTTTTTGGACACACAGATTAAAGCAGTAATTTTTGAAAAGTTTTCAACTAGTATTGTTGAGCCTAAAATGTTTGACGACGTTAGAGAATATTTTCAAACCAATTCTGAACAGGCAAAAAAGATATACGGAAATGCCGATAACGCAGAGGCAGACATGATACAGACTCTTAGGCAAATGATAAATACTTACAAAACACCACTTGTAGATAAGAATGAATATTTGAAAGTTGTAGAAGATGTATATTTGCTCTATATTAACAAAAAACTTCCTTTGAATGCAGATGTCGACCTAAGTCAAACTATACTTGCATATGAAAGTTTTAAACGTGGCGGGGAGCTACCTAAACAAATTGGACAATTTGTGCCTCTTGATGAAACCAAAATTAGAAAAATGGGCGATGTTATCGAAATTAAGTTTGACACTGCAGTTCCATCAAAGTTTAATTTTCTTGCACCGGGTAACAGGGACATACCGTTTCAAAGCAATGGTGTTATATTTCAATCAATAATAGACTTTGCGAATTTCAATATGCTTGTAAATATACTTGAGGTGCCAGTGGAAAAAGCAATGATGCTTATGTCTTCCCCTAGTATTCAGAAAAGCATTGATTCGTATATTCAAACAATTCAAAGAAAAATGATAAAGCAAAAGGTAGACGAATATGCAAAGGAAGCACAAGCTCGTCGATTTTTCGAAAACCATGTAAATGCAAACTTTAAGCTAAAAGCGTCCTTTTGCAACTCGTTTCTCTTAAATTATTTTCCAGAGTATCTTACAGATGTAAAGGAAATTTATGTAAAAGATATAATTATAATTAGTGACGAGTCACTTGTTAACTACATTCTTACCAAGGCTGACGAACTTGTAAATGCTGTAACGAGGGTAAATAATTTTCGTCCAAACACAATAAATAACCAAAGTGGAAGAAACAACTTATGGAACTCTATATATAAGTTTAAGTCTCGTGATGTTGTCAATCGTATAGCAAATCTCCCCGAAATCACGTTTCCTATTATAAAAGAAGCAATCAATTATGTCAAAGGAAATGTGCTTTATAACCTAACTACAATTTCGCAAGAAGAATTGGGTCAGTTGGTAACCGCGACTTACTTTGAACTTTTTGAAGACGCCCCTCAAACTGTGACTTTAGAAGATGTAAACTTTACAATTGATAGTATAATAACAATTTTAAGAACATTTGTTTTTAATGACAAATCTGCAACTCCTAGAACAAACGCAGAATTACGTCTTGCACTAAGTTTGATTCTAAATATCGACATGCCAAATGAGGTAGATGAAACAAATTTTTGGAACACTATAAAACAGGCTGGAAGACTAGATTTGTTAAGCAGAATTTTATTTATGAAAAAGTTGCATGAAGTTAAACCTGAAGAATTTTTTGGCCCTCGCTCCGAAGTTGCATTTGAAGCTCCTTCTGATTTTGGAGAAGGAGGTGCTGCAGCAGCTGCCCAATAGTAAACACTTACTTCTTCAGGATAAGAAGGCAATTATTAGAAAATTTACTTAACAATTTATTTTATACGTAAAATAAATGTACAACGTTGGACAAGCGGATAATTTACTTTCAGCTGGCAGAGTACAATATCCAAATTATACGATTGGTTCTTTGGAAAAAAAGGATTATCCTTGTATTTATCGACCTCCAAATAATGCAGAAAAACCAAAGAGCATTCCATTAGGCACATATAACAACTTTGGGTCTGCAGATTACATGGAACCATATGTTCACGCTACACAACAAAAGCGTGCAGGTGAGATGAGTGATATGACTCTGCTCATTATTATGATAATCCTATTTGTTGTGCTTTGCATTTGCACATACATGTCTTTTCATTAATTCTAAACTGATGTGCACGGCAAATCTGTATATAAAATGAACGTTTTAAAAAAGGCTGGAATTGCATTTTATGGCTCTGGATTTACGTACACATTTGGTGAAGTCTTTCTTGATACAACTATCCGTAAAGGTGAATTAAACAATCCAGACATGATGGATTATGCAGTGTACTCAATTTCAGGAGCAATTTTTGGTCTTTTCGCTGGTGTTGTCTGGCCACTTCCTATCATCACAAAAATTCTTCATGAGCATGAAAAGAAGTGATTATTTTTATCATCATATTATGTAAATCACAATATGATGTCGGCTTTTAATTTGTCAAATGAAGACGTTGATAAAATCGTTGTTGAAAACACAAAACAACTTCTAGAATTTCCAGAACAATTTTGGTATCTATTTCCCTTAAATCAAGACGAAATTAAATCATTGCTTCATTTTGGAGCAGACAAAGCTGGAACGACAGACATTTCTTCTTTACTAAGGGAAAATAATCTTGAACGTAACATAATAAAAATGTCGCATCCTGTTATAAACTACGAAATTTATAGTTTTATTTCAACTGATAAAAAACTTGTAGTAAGTTTTACTTCTTATCCAAAAAAAGATTATGTAGATGACTTTTACTTTCATTATCTTGGTGTAACAGGTGAAAAGAACCTGGTTATTTCTTTCATTGACTCTTTTTTAAAACATGGTTATTATGATGAAATGTGCTTTGGGGGAAGAAACTTTGTGTGAATCTTTCAAGGTATATTATACTTTTTCTTAAAATCTTCCATATTCATAGTCCCTACCGACTTGTTACAAAAGGAACAAATAGGTCTTAAATTATCGATTGTCGGCTTTCCTCCATTTTTCTCACTAACAACATGCCCGCATTCAAAGTTGGCAGATGAAATGTCTTCTACTTTGCACAGCCAACACATTCCTTTTTTCGACCCTTCAAAATGAGTTACCCAAACAATATTTCTTATTGTTGCTGGAATACGCTCTTTTTTTGTTCTTCCTATATTTTTCTTTTTCGGTTCCTCCTCTTCATACTGTATGGGAACCTCTTGTTTTTTGTCTTCTACTACTGTAATAGGGGTAATGATAACATTTTTTATGCCTTTTATTAAATCGTCTTTGTCGAAAACTACCTTTTTCGAAAAAGATTTTAATTGTCCTCTGTTACAAACATAATCAATCAAACCAAAATTTGTGCGAAGCCACATAACAATGTAAGCTTCTTTTCCCTTGATTTGATACCAGTTGTCGTTTACAATGTAATGTTCAATTTCAATAGCGGTATGATTTGGTATTATTTCGAGAATGTTATCTTCTTTAATGAAGGGTGAACTTCTCATTTCCACTCCTTTGTACTTTCCAAAGCACATGCATGTTACCTTCATGATTATATAAAGTAAGATCTTCTTTATGTCAATTTTAAAATTTAAGCGACAACATAAATGACATATCCAAATATTGTATTTCGTAGAGGAAAATATTTTGATATAGAGTTGGATGAAAATATAAGTATGAAATTCCGTTCACTTTATCCACACCATTCTTCAAAAAATGGAAAACAATTTTGAATGATAAAGTTAATTGACACCGATGCATACTTTATAAGTCCAAATTCTGAGCTCCGAAGTAAACGAGAGATTTGCAAACACGCATTTGAAAAGGCAAGCGAAGATTCTATTTATTTTACTCTTCATACCGTATTTGACTTGACTTTTAATACACCTTTTTTAAGACAGAACATGAAGAATTTTTCCCTGAATTTCGTGACAAAAATTACTTAAAACATCTCTCTTGTCATTTTCACTTACAACAATTTTATATAGAAATGGAGTGAAAATGGACACATACTTTTCCAACATTTCAAAAAGAGCGCTCGTGCTTTGAATGTCAATCTCTTTTTTGATATCAAAATTACGTTCTGGTAAGAGGCATACAAACCATTTTAAATTTTCCTCTTCATCTGGAGATAAGTTGATAACACTTCCTTCACGCCTAAGCACATCTTTATAAAGAGGTAACACTCGCTCTTTTAGGAAAGGAAATATCTTAAAACGAAAAACGAAACCAGGATACAATTTCATTTTTATTAAAGAGAAAGAAGTCTTTGAATGAAAATTACTGCAAGATTGTAAATCGTTGTTAATTATTTTCTTACAATAATTTTTATACCAAAACGTTTTTCTGTATCTTTTACACTACCACTAAAACTTGGCAAATTCCACAGAATCCATCGGCTCCAAAATCCTGCAGTTTTTATTCCAGTCTTTCCCCAGTTTTCTCTGCTATGATGCCGGCTAATATAGTTGAAATAGCGAGCATTGTCTTTGTGCATTGTGAAATCTTCGTAACCTTTGGCTCCAAAGTGAACAGTTTTTCCATCTACTTCCACCATATACTTTTTATCATTTTTAGAGGATTTCGATAAAACCACAGTTGTCATTTATCTGAGTTAGAATTAATATTATATTTTAGTATAATATTAAACTTTTTAAAAGAACATAAAGTGAGGGCCCTCTGTTCCACTACTTTGAGGGGCGGGTGTAGTCGATGATTTTATTATAGGCTTAGTCAAATCAGCTTTATGGTCTTCTTCGCTAAATTCGATGGCAATTAGAGCAACACCACATAGGATAACAATTCCTCCTAATACCATCAATGGAGTAGCATATTTGTTTACCTTGTTGTATACATCCATTTCCCACTTTTGTTTAGTCTGTCCCTTTAACGAGTTTATCATTTGGCCCATACCCAACAGGATAACTCCAACAACAATTAAAACAATTGCTATAATTATATGATGCATTTATTAGAGGAAAAAAAAAATTAATTTGCAACACTTCCATCTGCAATACTTCCCTCTGCGTCATTTACGTCTGGAATATCATCGACTGAAATAGAAGGCCCCTTCATCTTCCGCTTCTTTTGCATTTGCACCGGTGTCGGTGCTGTGGTTGTTGCATTCATACTGTTCATCATGTTCATCAAGTTTGACCCAGTCTTTTTCAAAATCATCTTCGAGATGATAAAGAATGCACCGTTCATAATAACCAAGAACAACAAACGCACTTCAACAGGCCACTTGGAACCTGAAGGCACATATGATTTTTCTCCTAGCTCAATAAGAAGTTTCTCATAGGAGTTCATGGATATGATTTGCTGTTGAGTAAATCCGCTCATATCAAAACCAAGCCAGTTACCACATACAAACTCCAAAAGCATGAAACCGCCGATTAAATATTTTTTGTAATCTTCAACCGATTTATCAAGCGACAGAGTACGAAGCGTTGACTCGTACGTCTTTTTCATTTGATGATAGTCAGAATGAATAGTAAACTCTGGAATATTGTCAGCTTTGTACGACTTTTTCAGGAGTTCAAACTTGAACAACAACTCTCTCTTTGAATCTTCCTCTTCTTGCTGACTTAAATTTGTGTGACCTACGTCTTCTATTTCCTTTTTCCTTGTAAATTTGCCACTCTTTTCCAACTCTTTTAAAGAAGGTGCTGTATACGTTGTTGTATTGTTTTCAGGTTTCTCCCTTTCATCTTCACTTTCTTCCAACAACTCTTTTAATCGCTTTGAAATCTTCTTGTCTCCTTTCTTTTTGATTTCTATGCTACGCTTTTCACTTCTTCCAGATGAACGAGAATGTCTTGCTGCTGAAGAGTGTTGTGAATGTTTTGATGATTGTTTTGAAATATCGCTTTGTCCTGATGTTCTTTCCCTGCTTCCCCCTTCTTCATATTGAGGTTCATTTTCTTCAAAATTATCTTCTTCCATCATTTCACCAAAATCCTCATCTTCTTCATTGCCCCCGTCAAATTCATTTTCTTGATCACTGAAATTTTCTCTTATGTTCCTATCAGAATCGACAGGACTTGCAGCTAGTGTGGGGGACATTCGATTGTCGTCGTCTTCATCGTCTACAAACTCCAAGTCTGCCTTCTTTTTAGGGATATATTCCTTGTTTACAAATTCCGGCTTAATTTTACCCTTGTTCTCAATTAATTCCAAGTACAATATTGGCATATTAGGAAAGTTGGCAGGAAAATTTTTACTTTTCAATTCCGGTGCTAAAGGCACTTTGACAATCTTGACTTTTTTAGATGTCATTTTTAGAATAAGACTTACACTTTAAATTGTATTACAAAAGTTTTAAGCACTTTTCACACCTATCATATGCGTTTTTTGAAGAACATACTAAATGACAAGCATTGCAAACTTTATTTTCGTTTTCTGAGTTTAACACGTCTTTTGCAGGAGTAGTTTCAAAACAAAATTGTGGCGAGAGCTTGCCCCAATCTCCTAATGTTCTTATATATTCCTTTTCTGGTTGAAACGCTAGATTTTGTTTAGCTGGTTCAATGCCACGTCCAATGTTAAACTTTTCGACTTTGAAGATTAAGTACAACAGTATTGGGATTAAGAGCAGAAATGGCAATAATATAAATGCAAACGTCATTTATAGTATACTCTATTTTATAGTATAAATATATTTACATGACACCCTCCTTAATAAATTTGTTGCCTTTTACGTAAGAGTGACAAGCTTGACATGCGTTTGGAGTCTGTTTTATGCCCATGCATTTTTCGCACGCGATAAGTTTGCGTCTGGTTGTGATTGATTGGTCGACATCTCCACCAGTATCCTCAAAAAACTTACGAATATAAGGGTTTTCTTGAGGGGCATTTCCTTCTAAGGCAAAATCATAGAAGTAATTGTCCTTATTGTAACAAATAACTCCAACGAGTAGAAGAATCAGAGCTAAAAGTACAACTATGATCCATTGAATTCTTTCGCTTACCATTTACTTATAGTGATTTTATTTTATTGAAGCACCAAAATTTTGGAGCAACATTATACGGCGAATTGTTTTTTGGGTCATAAAAGAACCCCTCATTATCTCTTCTCATAATTATAATTACAAGGAGAAGCAAAATTATTAAGCTTAGTAACAAAAGCGTTTCATCCATTTACTTTGTATAAAAATATAAATCGATAAATTATACAAGATTTCTAAAATATCTAATTTATCACACCATGAACTCTTACTTAAAAATCAGCGATCTTTTAGAAACCGACCTGGAAACCATAAAATCTACGCACCTCACAAAAATAGAAAAAGAACAATTATTACATTTTGCGTCTGGTTTAGGTCGAAAAGATGTCATTGTTTACCTTTGCAAAGAAACAGATGTTGACATTCACCATCAAAACGACCATGTTCTAGAATACGCCTTATTAGAAAAGCACTTTGATATTGTCGAGTTTCTCTATACTCATGATAATTTTTGGGAGCCAATTTGCCTCGAACACTCGATTCTCATGGCATCCAGAGACAATACAACATGGCTAAAACATTTTGTAAATGTACTCAAAATGCCTTTTGAAGAACAGACTGTTAACAAAGCTTTATTGTACGCGGTTGAAAGTGACAATATTGGTTCTTTTGAATACATAGCGACATTCAAAGGGGCAAATTTATTTGACAATCAAATCTCCGAAAAAGCCTCAAATCTTTGCAGTTTTAAAATAATAGATTTTCTACTAAAACGTGGAGTTAAAAAAGAAAATTTTAGTCGCTCATCGATTGGCTGCACAAAGCTTTTTCGAAAAATGAAAATCAATGCGGTTAATAAGATTGGAACATGGTGGATTCCTTTTTGTTATGACTTGAATCGAGATTCCGGGCAAAGAATGATGTGGAATAGTTGGAACCGTGTTGAGAGGGAAATGTTAAATCTCATTTTTTAAAATGAAAACTTGTATTAAACATAAACAAGAGAAAAGATGAATCACGAAGTTGCAAAGATTATTATTGTTGGAGATGAGGGTGTTGGAAAAACACAACTTGTTTCTTTTCTCAAATCAAATATATTTGAAAGTAAGTACACTCCAACAGAAAGAGTTGATGTGTCTTCTATTTTTACAGAAGACGGTTATACCTTTCATATGTTCGATTGTTGTGGATCAAGTGATAATTTGTTACACGCAAGCGATGACTGGATTGATGCAGATGTCGCAATAATTGTCTTTGATCTTTCAAACGAAACTTGGCTTGACATCTTTCAGTGGGTTGACGACGTATCGTCGATTGTTGGAGACCAAACGCCGATTATTATTGTTGGTGCAAAGTGTGATTTGCCATGTCTTTTTGTAAATAAGGGTATGATTGCACGTGCGCTTTTTGCATTGCGTCGTGAAAGTAGAATCGTTAGGTATGTTGAAACAAGTGCAAAGAACGGACAAAATTGCGAACATCTTTTATGCCTTTTGAAACAATATGTTTAATACAGAATATTATTTGCTAAATAATATTCAAACTTCAAAAGAAAAAGAAGGCGCCCTCCTCTTTTTTCGCTTCGGCTTTGTGGTGTCTGAAAGCTAACACTATTCCAATAATGAGCAATATGAGCCCCAAACCTCCAGCAGCTAGCACTGCAACGCTAGCGGGAGCCACACACTGACCATTATTATACTTTCCTTTTCTGCATTGAGCGCCGTCCCATAAAGCGCAATCATCACCATTCTTTATGCCACTCATCACCTGCTTTTGCAAAAGTGTGCTGCAAGAGTTTTGCGTATTTTGAGCAGAATAATCCATTTCATTGAGCTTATAAGCACCCAAAACAATAAGCATAATTCCAACAGCAATTAATCCTCCAGGAAGTAAATACGAATCCATTTATGATGAAGAAAAATAAATTTTTTCTAATTCTTTGTCTATATAATTTTCTATATTTTCATGAGGTACTGTATAAGGTACTTCAATTAAGATTACACCCGCCTCCCTACATTTTACCCTTTTCATCTCATCTCTGTATTTTTGATTCAAAAATGCTTCTTTATTTTTGTGAAAGTAAGGTGAAAATTTGTAATGTTGAATTCCGTTATATTCAACTCCTAACTTGAGCTCTTCATTGAAGCAATCTAATTCTAGATTATATTCACCTCCTGTTACTGGGTTACGTAGAAAACGTGGTCTGATTTTTGGAAATGGTCTGTTGAACTTTCGTTCCAAGTATCTTCGACAAATAGTTTCTCCTTTACTTTCCTTTGGAATAGCTTTTTTCTTTTTTTCATCTGGCATAAAAACTGTGTTTGAATATGTGCCAACTTTTCCTATTCTACTGATAGCATAAAATAAAAAGAACACAATAGACACCAATACAAGAATATCAAACCCGTTTTTGTCCCAGTAATCTCTTATTAGTTCGAGTGGCATTTATTATTATTTCTGCATTATTTATTCTAGATCATAATAAATGTTAAGTCATGATGAATTATGCGATGAATGGCTACAAGGTGAAAAAACTCAAAACCCTAAAACTGGGTATAAAGTCAAACAAGCTGGAAAAACATACAAACAACTAGACAACGAATGCGAAAACCACGTTCCTCGCGTCATACCTCCAAGGACAATTTGTCAACAATTTGAACTTCACCCAGAAAGAAACCCTCGAACAAAACGAAAAATTAAGGAAGGCGGGCCTACATATATGAAATTGGCCATGGAATGTTGGAACAAAGAATTATCTCCACCGAAAGAGAAATCTCCACCGAAAGCGAAATCTCCACCGAAAGCGAAATCTCCACCGAAAGCGAAATCTCCACCGAAAGCGAAATCTCCACCGAAATTTAAAGTACCATCACCAAAGCCTAAACCCAAATTTTTATTATCAGATAAAGACGAAACAAATTTACTCCTCAAACTTACCATGAATAAAAAAATTAAATTTGATGTTTGTGATATGGACAAAGACTTGCAAAGTTTAATTTTTGTTAAATCACACGTTTTACCAAAAAAAACTTCAAGTCCATCCGAAACAATAGAGTTAATTTATCAAGCGGAAAATGGAACTGAAAGAAAGGCATATCTTAAAATTTGGACAAACGTCTATAAAATAGATAGAAATGGTACTGAAAACGAAATGGGGTTATATTTTGAAAAAGAACTCTACAAATACATAACTGAAAAGATAATAAAGGCTGGACAATCATTTAATTTTATTCCATTTTTAAGTTATAGCGAATGTCCTATTGACTCTATCAAACATTCATTAAACCTTGCGGTGGAAGAACGTTTTGTGACTGATCCAAATTTACGTCTTTGCGTTTTACTTACAGGTTCTTCGCCGACATTAAAACCGGTAGAATCCCTGTTTTCAGACACTCTTCCTGAAAATGAAATTGCGTCCATTATATTCCAGCTTTTGCATGCGATTTATGTTTTAACTTTACATGGTATCAATCATAATGACATTCACGATGGTAATATGCTTGTCGACGAATTACCGAAACCAATTCGCCTTCGGTACAATGTTGGATTACGTTCTGTTAATTTTTCTACTCGCTATATCCTAAAAATTTACGATTGGGATAGGTCTACTAAAAGAGACATGAAGAACTCAAAGTTAAATCAAGATTATGAAGCAGAATTAGGTGATAATAATACATTTAGTCCAAAACGAGATCTTTATCAAAGTTTATGTACTTTTGCAAAAAGTGCGCAGTTTCGTACGTACTTAATAAAATTAATAAATAAGAAAATCAAGTTTAATTTAATGACACACGCGAAATTAAAGGATACAAATTTAAACATAAGCAAAATCTCGGCTACAAATATCATAAAATCATTTGGCCCCGTAGACAAAAAGCACAGACAAAATTATTATAATTTGGACCTAAAAGACCTGGAAATTTATTTATCTAAAAAAGAGTTTGAAACGTTAGCCAACAAATATCCCAGAATAGAGAGACAAACACGTCTATACTTTCAATTAACTAAATCTGGAAAATTGACTATACCCGCCGGGTGGAACTGTCAAATGTTACATGATGTAACCGACGAGTTTCTCCCTGCAGTAGCATCTTTCTTTACAACACAAACTCGTTGGGACTCATTAACCGCAAATTTATCAAAATCTACTGGCACCCCGGAACAAATTTGTACAATTTGATAAACATGCAAATTTTAATATTGTCTACAGAAAAATTTTCATTTTTCTTTTTAGTATAATAAATGTCTTGCAAGAAAGAATCTGAATATCAGAAGTTTTTAAAGGAATGGAAAGCGAAGTTTATCTCTCCTGTGTCATCTGCCGAAATGAGAAAGAACTGGCTTAAGCATGCTTCGGTTGCCTGGAATGAGGCCAAGAAGTTGAAGGAAGCTGACAAGGACAAA